CATCAATAATGCCGCCGCGGTCGAGGCGCATGAGCTTCAGGACCACCGCTGGAGGATTGAGGCGGCCAATGGGGGCAGCCCAGGGTTTTACCTGGGCGTATATGGGACAAAAGAGAGGGCACTGGACATCATGGACAGCATCTGCTGCATTGCGCATGCAAGCGGGGCGTTCGTTTACCGGATGCCGGAAAAGTGAGGTAAGGATATGATTGAGATCATTGGGGACGTCAGAATAACAAGGGAGCAGGCAAAGGATGCCTATAATACGCTCAGGAGGGCCTGCGAGGAGAACCCGGGGACCTGCCAGGGATGCCTGCTCAGCTACAGGAATAAAAAAACCGGGGCCGCGGACTGCCGGATAAACATCCCGTGCCCGGAATTCTGGAAGGAATGGGAATAGGCTAAAAAAGGGAGGGGACGCGGATGGAAAAACATATCCTGGAGCAGTACGTGGATGCCTGCGGGCAGGTAAGGGAGACGGAAAAGGAGATCCGGAAGCTGGAGGGCAGGCGGAGGAAGGTGCAGGACTCCGTGAAAGGCTCGAACCCGGAATTCCCATACGAGGCCAGGAGCTTCCACGTTGAGGGGACTGCCGAGGAGGCGTCCGATTACCTGACGCTGAAGTACGAGGAGCAGTTCCTGAAGGAGCAGAAAGCCCAGGCCCAGAAGCTGAAGCTGGAAGTGGAGGCGTGGATGCGCACGCTCCCGATCCGGAAGCAGCGGATCATCCGGATGCGGGTATTCGAGGGGCTGAGTTGGCAGCAGGTAGCCGATAAGATCGGCAGGAAAGCGACAGGCGAAAGCATCCGGAAGGAATACGGGAACTTTATGAAGGCGAGGAAGCTAAAAAATGCTGGAGATATCAAAGAAACTCCTTAAGATGGCAGGGAAATATTCCGGGTACGAGATTTTTTCTGATTGGATCAAAGCGGACGCGCTTTCCATAAGCAACGTATCCGACCAGTACCGGAGGATATTTTCTCCCAAAGCGGAGGAAATCTGCCAACGCCGGGAAGCGGAATACATGGCGATCGTCCAGAAACACGGCAGGGAAACCATGCAGGGCTTCGTGGAGCTGTCCGGGATGCTGGCATTGGAGCTGGAAAGGAATATCAGCGACGTCCTCGGCGCGGTTTACATGGAGGCGAACCTCGGGAGCAAAATAACCGGCCAGTTCTTTACACCATTCCATGTGGCCTATGCAAGCGCGGAACTGACCATCCCGAAAGACGTAAGCCCGGAAAATCCCTTTCTCCTGAACGAGCCGAGCTGCGGGGGCGGCGCGATGATTATTGCGGCCGCAAAGGTGCTGCAATCCAGGGGCGTCAATTATCAGCGCTGCATGAAGGTTGTCGCCCAGGATCTGGACTGGAAAGGCGTCTATATGACCTACGTGCAGCTGTCCCTCCTGGGGATCCGGGCGGTGGTTGTCCAGGGCGATACGCTGGCGGAGCCGTACCACACCGGCTACCCGCCGGAACGGACCTTATACACGCCGGCGCAGATGGGGATGCTGTAGAGGAAAGAAGAGACAAAAATGAGGGAAGAACTGATCAACAAGATATTGCAATCGCTGATCTCCCACGGCTGCCTGTATGACGGCGCCCAAATGGAGCTTGCGATCATTCTGAAGGATTATGAGATTGAGGGGCGCAGGACGGAGCTGGCGATCGTGAATGAGGATCTGAACCAGTCGCTGGTGAAGAAGTTCCTCGTGGCAAAGACCGTCAGGAACTGCACAAAGAGAACCCTTGAATATTATAAGGCATGCATAGATAAATTCCTGATGTTCGTCCAAAAGGACATACCGGATATCACCGCGGACGATATCCGCCTTTATATGGCGGTGCGGCTCAAAAAGGACGGCGTCAGCGAAGTGACGGTAAACAGCGAACGGCGGAGCCTGGGCTCTTTCTTCGGCTGGCTGTACACGGAGGAACTGATCCGTCATAACCCTATGGCAAAGATAGACAGAATAAAAGAACGGAAGCAGAAGAAAGAGGCGTTTACAGAGTACGAGATCGAACTGCTGCGGGCAGCGTGCCGCAGCGGGATGGAGACGGCGATGGTGGAAATATTTTTGTCCACAGGATGCCGTGTAGGGGAACTGGTGCTTATGAAACGCAGCGAATTAAACGGCGAAAGGATTGTTGTCCACGGAAAGGGGAACAAAGACAGGACCGTATACCTGAACGCGAAAGCAACCCTGGCACTGCGGAAATATCTGGGGGAACGGTCGGATAATTCGGATTATATATTTCCCAAGGCAACACCGCCAGTAAAAGCTTCAGGAAAAGCAAGGGCAAAGTGCATGAATTCTGACTGGTACAAAAATCCGGAGCTTATCATAGAAGGCCATCGGGATATCTCATCTACGGAAAACACAATAAGAAATATCGGAAAGCGCGCGGGCGTGCCGCACACGCATCCGCACAGGTTCCGGAGGACATGCGCAACTTTGGCGCTGCGGCGCGGGATGCCGATCGAGCAGGTCTCGAAAATGCTGGGGCATGAAGAAATCGCAACGACACAGATTTATCTGGATCTGTCTGAGGCTGACCTGGAGACGGCGCACAGAAAATTTGTATCATGATTTATACACATAATGCGCATGGAAATCAAGAGGAAATAAAAAATAAAAGTTTTTCCGTTTTTTCCGTTTTTTCCGTTTTGAATCTGTTATAGTGTAGCATGAAGTCAGTGGACAGAACTCCTCCTGTGTTTATCCATAGACGCACACGGCAGCCAGGTGCCACAGCCTGGCCGCTGATTTGGTTTTCATTTTTCATAGTAATCCTTCCTAAGGGGAGCGCCCGGCAGCAGCCGGGCGCTTTTCCGTGCCTGGAAAGAAGGCGTTGGAAGGCGATTCCAAAAACGAAACGAATGCAGAGGTGGTGAGGCTTGGCTAGGGTACCGGACGCCAGGGCGGAGCAGGCAAGAAAGCTGTACCGCGAAGGTAGGAAAACGGCGGAGATTTCCGAACTCCTGGGCGTTCCGGAGGGAACCGTCCGGAGCTGGAAAAAAAGATACGGTTGGGACAGTGTGGCGTTGCAAAAGAAAGGGGGCAGCGTTGCGAAAGAAAAGGGCAGCGTTGCAAAAGAAAAATGCAGCAGGAAACGCGGTGGCCAGTCGGGAAATCAGAACGCCTCAGGGCATGGCGGGACAGGGCCGCCGGGAAACAGGAATGCGGTGACGACGGGGGAATTTGAATCCCTCTTTTTTGATACCATGGAGCCGGAGGAAAAGGAACTCCTGGGGATGGTGCAGCCGGAAAAAGGGACACTTCTTCTCCAGGAGATCCGTCTTTTAACTGTCCGGGAACGCCGGATGCTGAAACGGATCGCGGCGCTTTCCGGGCAGGAAGGGGCAGCGGCTGACGATCCGGACGCCCTGGGGGCGATCCAGGGCAGGCAGCAGGACATTGAGGAAGCCCTTACAAGGGTGCAGAATCAGAAGCAGAAAGCGATCGATTCCCTGCACAGATATGGCTATGACGATGCCCGCCTGGAACTGGAGGGCATGAAGCTTGAACTGGCGCTGCAGAAGCTGGGCGGCCAGGAAGAAGAGGCTGGTGATGACGGCTTTATGGAAGCAATGAACGCGGCAGCGGCACAGGCCTGGAGGGATGGCGAGTGAATGAAAGACTCCGGAAGCTGAAAGAAAAGCTTTCGGCCATAAAGCAGGGGCGGGCAGCAGATGCGGCCGGGCAGGCGTTCCGTTTCTCCCCTTTTTCAGCAAAGCAGAAGAAGGTACTGACCTGGTGGTGCCCGGGCTCCCCGGTGAAGGACATGGACGGCATCATTGCCGACGGCGCGATCCGGTCCGGGAAGACCGTGAGCATGTCCCTTTCCTTCGCAATATGGGCCATGCAGGGCTTCCAGGGGCAGAATTTTGCCATGTGCGGGAAGACCATCGGTTCATTCCGGAGGAACGTCCTTTTCTGGCTGAAAGCAATGCTGAAGGCCAGGGGATACCGCTGCACGGACCGGCGGGCGGACAACCTGCTGGTGGTCTGCAAGGGCGGGAAGGAGAATTATTTTTACATTTTCGGCGGCAAGGATGAGCGGTCCCAGGACCTGATCCAGGGCATCACCCTGGCCGGCGTATTTTTTGACGAGGTTGCGCTGATGCCGGAGTCCTTTGTGAACCAGGCAACCGGGCGCTGTTCCGTGAAGGGCTCCAAACTGTGGTTCAACTGCAACCCGGACGGCCCCTACCACTGGTTCAAGACGGGATGGATCGACCGGTCCACGGGCTATCTGGGGAAGGCAGCTTCAGAGGAGCTCCAAAAGAAAGCGTCGGAAGAGGGCAGGGAAAGCGGCCTGAAGAACCTGCTGTACCTGCATTTCACCATGGATGACAACCTTTCGCTGGCGGAGGAGATCAAAGCCAGGTACCGGGGAATGTACACCGGCGTTTTCTTTAAGCGGTACATCAAGGGACTGTGGGTGGCTGCAGAAGGCGTGATCTATGACATGTTCTCTGAGGAGATACATGTACAGGCCATCCAGGAGTTCTACCAGCTTCTGGTGGACGGCAGACGGTATGTCAGCTGTGATTACGGCACCCAGAACGCGACCGTGTTCCTGCTCTGGAATAAAGGCGTTAACGGGAAATGGTACTGCATCCGGGAGTATTACTATTCAGGGAGGGACAAAGGAAAACAGAAGACGGATTCGGAATATGCGGATGACCTGAAAGCATGGCTGGAGGGGACGAAGGTGCGGGCGGTCATTGTGGACCCGTCAGCGGCCTCATTCATCGCGGAGCTGCGCAAGCGCGGGTATAAAGTGCTGAAGGCCAATAATGACGTCCTGGACGGGATCCGCCTGGTGGGGACGCTGCTGATCCTGGTGAAACTGGTATTCGCGTCCTCCTGCAAGGAAACGATCAAAGAATTTGCTTCCTACGTCTGGGATGAGAAGGCGATGGAACACGGGGAGGACAAGCCCGTGAAGCAGCATGACCATGGCATGGATGCCGTCAGGTATTTCGTGGCCACGGTACTGGGCGGCGGGACGGCACGTCTCCTGGAGATAAAGAGGTGAAAGAATGTATACGTTTACGATCCCACGGGAAAGGTTTGATGAGGCAGCCCCGGACAAGCAGATGATCCGGCAGCTGATCGCAAAGCATATCAGCATGGCCGGGCATTTGCACCGGAACATGCTCTACTACCTGGGCCAGCATAAGATCCTGGAGGATGACAGCCGGGAGAACCGGCTGGTATGCAACCATGCAAAGGACATTGCGGACACGGCCAGCAGCTACTTCATCGGGAATCCCGTGACCTATAAATCCGAAACAGCGGATATCACGGAGCTGACGGAGGCCCTGGAGCGGGCCGGCGCGGATGAGGCGGACGGTGATAACGGCCTGGAGCTCTCCATCTACGGCCTGGCATACGAATATGTCTACATGAAGGAAGGGGAGAGCGAGCTGACCATCCGGAACCTGTCTGCGGAGCATACCTTCCTGGTGAAAGATGACAGCATTGAGGAGAATGAACTTTTTGGCGTTTATTATTATGTCAAAAAGGATGATTCGGGGATGGGGCCGGACCATTACATGGCAACCATCGCCACCCGGAACTATAAATATGAGCTGGATATCGTGGACTCCGACGCCGTCCAGCTGACAACAGAGGAGCCGGTTCCCCACTATATGGACGAGATCCCCATCATTGAGTACCAGAACAATAAGCTGGCGATCGGGGATTTTGAGCTGCAGATCCCGCTGATCGACGCCTACAATGTCCTGATGAGCGACCGCGTTACGGATAAGGAGCAGTTCATCGACGCCATTCTGGCGATCTACGGGACTTTGCTGGCGGATGACGATGAGGATGATGCCAATGCGGGGACGGATGGCTGGGAAAGCAGCATGGAGAAGGCAAAGAAACGCCTGAAAAGGGACAAGGTTCTGGAGATGCCGAACACAGCGAAGGCGGAGTATCTGACCCGTACGTTCGATGAGTCTGGCGTGGAAATCCTGAAAAAAGCAATTGAGCAGGACATCCACAAGTTTTCGCATATCCCGTGCATGACGGATGAGAGCTTCGGCGGGAACGTCTCCGGCGTGGCCATGGAATTTAAGCTCCTGGGGATGGAGAACATCACGAAGATCAAGACGCGGTATTACCGGAAGGGGCTCCGGAAGCGCCTGCGGGTGTTCTGTAATTTCCTTGGAAAGAAAGAGGCTGCTGTGGATCCGGCCGGCATCACCATGACATTCTCCAGGGCACTGCCAAAGAACCTTCTGGAGATCTCGCAGATCACGGCGAACCTATGGGGAAAGGTGAGCAGGAAGACGCTGCTCGCCCAGCTCCCGTTCGTGGAGAACGTGGAGGATGAACTGGAGGCTTTGGATAAAGAGAACGAGGAGAACCTGAAGCGGCAGCAGGAGATGTTCGCCATGACGGGCAACACCCCGCCGGAAGAGGGGGAGCCTGGGGAGGATGTGCCGCCCGGCAGCAGCGGGGAGGAAACGACCGGGGGAACTGCGGAGCCGGAAGGGAAGAGCCAGGAAGAGGGAAACGCGGAATCAAATGAAAAGAAATCCGGAAAGAAGAAAGCCGGGAAGGGAAAGGTAAATGGAGAATGAGAAATACTGGAAGGACCGCGCTGCCTGGAACATGTACCATTACATGGATGAAGCGGAGAAGACGGCAGACAGCATCGCCGCCGTTTACTTAAAGGCGTCAAACTGGCTGAAGCTGGAGATGGAAGGGATCTTTGAGCGCTACCAGACGAAACACAGGCTCTCCGGGGAGGAGGCCAGGCGTTTGCTGAACACCCTGCAGGATAAGGATTCCATGGATGAACTGAAGGCCGCGCTGCAGGCGGGGGATTCCGGAAAGACACGGCAGGAGCTCCTGGCGGAGCTGGAGGCTCCGGCCTACCGGTACCGCATCGAGCGCCTTCAGCAGCTGCAGACCCAGATCGACACGGTGATGGAG